ACGCAGACCCATGCGTATCTCCCTTGTTATGCCTCTTGTAAATCAGGCGTGTTGTAATGATAGCGATTTTTGCAACTTCATGTATTGTAAGGTTTATGAACTTAGTAGAGAAGGCAGTTCAACACGGAGGCAAACTTGCGCCCCTAGTGATCCCTCACGGATTAACTAGCGGTACAGGGCTAATGAACCCATCAATTTTTATTGATGACAAAGGCAATATCCTGGTGAACCTACGCCATGTGAATTACACGCTGTACCACGCAGAGAATGAGCAGAAGTTTCCTAGCCGATTTGGGCCACTGTCATATTTGCACCCTGAAAAGGATCGCCGTTTAGTAACAGTTAATTACTTATGCCGCCTTAATGATGATCTTGAGATGACTCACCACGCCAAAGTTGATACATCTGAGTTAGATGTTGAACCCATTTGGGAGTTTGTCGGTGAAGAAGATTGCCGCCTTGTGCAGTGGCTAGATGATTACTACTTAGTGGGAGTGCGCAGAGATACAACTACTAACGGCGTAGGCCGCATGGAGTACAGCCGTATTGAGATTGACTGGGATAACTGGGCAGTCAAAGAGGTCAGAAGGGTGCGTATCAATGCTCCTGCTCCAAACAACTCTTACTGTGAGAAGAATTGGATACCTGTCCTTGATAAGCCATACCACTTCATCAAATGGACAATGCCAACAGAGTTAGTTTATGCCAACCCAATTAGCGGTGAGTGTGAGCAAGTATTTCATAAGCCAACAGCCATAGCGCCTAGAGATCAGCGTGGATCTAGCCAGGTTATACGGTGGGGCAATATGTACATCTCCATCACCCATGAGGTAGATCTATTTAAGAATTACCTCAAGCAAAAAGATGCTATTTACCGTCACCGCTTAGTTGTGTGGGATCAAGAGTTAAATGTTGTAGGGCTAAGCAAGGAATTCTCGTTCTTAGATGCTCGCGTTGAGTTCTGTGTAGGCGCGGCAGTCCATAACGGCAACCTTTTAGTGTCCTTTGGCTTTCAGGATAACGCCGCATTTGTGCTTGAAGTACCAGGCGCGGTAGTAGAAGATTTAATTATGGAGGCATTAGCGTATGAGAATTGAAGAATTAGTTGTAGAACTATCTAAAGATCCATTTAATCCAATGCTTAATTTTGATGTGGCAGTGGAGTATGAAAAGCAAAATCAGACCGCATCAGCGGTTTCTTTCTACTTGCGCACCGCTGAATATGGCCATGAGTCACACCCAGCGTTGGTTTATGCGTCATTGCTAAAGACCGCGCATTGTTTTGATGATCAGAATGACCGTCAGGCAACGGTTAGTAATTGTTTATTGCAAGCCGTGGCGTATTTGCCTTACCGCCCTGAAGGTTATTTCCTTTTGGCGCAGTTTCATGAGCGTTTAGGGCAGTGGCAAGAGTGCTACACATGGGCAAGCATTGGATTGCATCAACATCTTCATTCGCCGCTTCCTGTTCGTGTTGGTTATGAAGATCGCTATGTATTGTTGTTTGAAAAGGCAGTAAGTGCTTGGTGGATTGGGCGTGAAGAAGAAAGCCTTGAATTACTACATAGGTTAAATAAAATGGAACTAGATCCAGGTTACAAATCCGCAGTGCAAAACAACATTGAAAGGATTAGCAATGCTTCTATTTGATATTGGGGCTAATCGCGGTGATGCAACATTGGCAGGGTTGGAACAGGGATACCGCGTAATAGCCTTAGAAGCCGCACCACGCGTTTATTCACGCCTTGTCAGTAACTTTATCTACAACCCTAATGTTGTGCCTCTTAGAATGGCAGTCAGTGACAAAGATGGCGAGCGCTTAAAGTTCTATGAGGCTAATGAAGATGGGCTAAGTACCCTTAACAAAGATTGGCTAATGGCAGAGAATATGCCATACGCAGGCAAGCCTCACCGTGAAATAGAAGTAAACACAATTACCATTGATGCGCTCGCAGATAAATACGGCAATCCTGACTTAATTAAGATTGATGTTGAAGGTGCTGAGTGGCAAGTGTTCAAAGGCATGACCCGCAAGTATGGAACGCTTTGTTTTGAGTGGACATTTGAAACCATGCGCGAGCATGAAGAACAATTAGATTACCTATATGAATTAGGCTACCGTGAAATGGCGTCTCAATACATTGTGAACCATTTAGAGCAACCTCAAGCGTGGGGCGAATTGCAAGCCGATAACATCAATCAGTTAAACGCCTGGCATCAACTCACATCAGATGAGTGGATTGATGGTGGTTGGAAAGTTGCAGGGCTTAGACCAACGGCTGATGTTGGCATGCTGTGGGTTAGGTAAAAAAGAGGATTGCTGCTTCTTCTTCGGTTAAACCTAACCTTGCAATAATTTCTGCGCGTTTCAAAGCCTGATCTTCTTGAAATTTTCGGGCTTTTGCCAGTTCAATATCGCTTGCTTCTCGCTCTGCAATTTCTTGCGCGGTAAACTCACGGATTGTTTCTTCACCTGTTTGAATGTTTACTATCTTTTCAATGTACATCATGCGCTACTCGCAAAAACCCAAACACGGCTTGGTGATTGAAATAAACCATTGGAACATAATATAGAAATACTAGAAATTGTAGAGCCAGAATTATAGTAACCCCCAATGTTGTAAGCGTATCTACCTACACCATTGCCGCCCGTTAAATTTGCGGTAGATGTAAATGATTTAACGCCTGATGTATTACAGCCTGTAATAATTGTGCAAGAACTTAGGTTAGTTCCCTCAGAGCCTAAAGGAATGGAAGTGTCTTGCCCACTTGTTACACCAGGGAAAGGTGGCCCCATAATGGTGTTATCGTAAGAACTAGGTGGTGATAATCTACTACCAAATGAATAATAGTTACTTCCTGAGTCTGTATTTAATCGCAGAGAAGCCGATCCTGAAAAACCAGTTCCAGGTGCAAGAATTACCATGATCTTATCTCTGCCTGAAATACCGCTAATTGTTGTTAAAGCCGTTGAAGTCATGGCAGTTCCACCAGCATTTAATAGCACCCAGTTTGTAGCACCTGACGCACCGCTGATACCTTGAGTACCTTGTGTTCCAGTGCCAGTTAAACCTTGTAAACCAGTAGTTCCTTGTCGGCCTTGAACACCCTGAGTACCTTGAACTCCTTGTACGCCATTAGTTCCGTTAGTTCCTTGCACACCAGTTAAACCTTGCACACCAGTTAAGCCTTGACCACCAATTGTTCCTTGAATTCCATCTGTTCCTTGAATTCCATTTGTACCTTGAACTCCCTGAACACCAGTGTCACCAGTTATTCCTTGAATTCCAGTAGCACCCTGAATTCCGTCTGTTCCTTGCACACCTTGAATACCTGTATCACCAGTTGTTCCCTGTGTTCCAGTTAAACCTTGACTTCCATCAGCACCTTGAATTCCGTCAATTCCTTGTGAACCGACAAAACCCTGAATACCCTCAAGCCCCTGCACACCTTGAATTCCATCTAAACCTTGACTACCAGTTAAGCCTTGACTGCCAGTTACACCTTGTAATCCAGTCAAACCTTGTGAACCATTTAATCCATCAGTTCCCTGGCTTCCAGTAATTCCTTGCGTTCCATCAAAACCTTGAACGCCATCAGTACCTTGTGAACCTACCGCTCCCTGACTACCAGTTAAACCTTGACTACCAGTAATTCCTTGTGCGCCAACTAATCCATCAGTTCCCTGTGTTCCAGTTTCGCCTTGAATTCCAGTTATTCCCTGTGAACCGATCAAACCTTGTGCGCCAACAGTTCCCTGAATTCCATCTAAGCCTTGTGCGCCAATTGCACCTTGGCTACCAGTTACACCTTGCACACCTTCAGTACCTTGTAAACCTTCAACACCTTGTATTCCAGTTTGGCCTTGAGAACCGACTAATCCCTGGCTACCAGTTGCTCCTTGTAAACCTTCAGTTCCCTGAACACCTTGTAATCCTTCAATTCCTTGCGCGCCAATAGTTCCCTGCGCACCAGTAACTCCTTGAATACCAACGCTTTGCGTAATAAGTGAAAGATTGTGATTGTTGGCAAAGTTCGTTGTACCAGTTCCACCTGAGTCTATAAGTGTTACAGGAAAAGTAAAGTAACTATTAGGAACAACCGTAGGTGTGCCGTTTACTTCCCATTCTTGATAATTAGCAGAGTCAGTTCTATCTTGAATAAAGAAAATGTCATTATCTTTAATGTTTGCTAATAGAAAATCAATGTCCACATTGAAATCTGTTAAATGAGATATGTAAATGTTTGTTGCAGAAGTTTGTGTAGCGTTATTCCAAATAATTCTGCCAGCAGCAGGTGCAGGTGCTTGAGTTGTAGTATCTGCTTGATACTCAAAAATAGATGATGATGTACCGCTTGCACCAGTATTACCCTGAACGCCCTGAATACCATCTAAACCTTGTACACCCTGGCTACCAATAGTTCCCTGCGCTCCAACAGTTCCCTGAACTCCGTCATTACCTTGAATTCCATCAAGGCCTTGTGAGCCTGTTACGCCTTGCAATCCAGTAATTCCTTGAACGCCATTTGCACCTTGTATGCCAGTTAAACCCTGACTTCCATCATGGCCTTGCAAGCCTTGACTACCTTGTACGCCGTTAGCCCCTTGAATACCGTCTAATCCTTGTGATCCGTTTTCGCCTTGAATACCGATTAAACCTTGTGAACCAGTTAATCCTTGCGCGCCAACATTACCCTGCGCACCAATTGTTCCCTGGCTACCAACCAAACCATCATTGCCTTGTACACCAGTTAAACCTTGTGAACCTGTTGCTCCTTGCACACCAGTATTTCCAACATTACCTAATATGCCTTGTGTTCCCTGCAAACCGTCTAAACCTTGTAAACCTGTTGCTCCTTGAGTTCCAGTTGTTCCTTGATTTCCAATTACGCCATTTGTACCTTGCACACCAATAGAACCTTGAATACCAAGTAAACCTTGCAAACCTGTTGCGCCTTGTGCGCCTGTAATTCCTTGTAAACCATTATTTCCTTGAACACCAATTAAACCCTGCGTTCCAGTTGAACCTTGTGCGCCAATTATTCCTTGCGCTCCGTTTGTTCCCTGTACACCAATTAAACCTTGCGCTCCTGTATTTCCAGTTGCACCAATTGTTCCTTGTGCGCCTGTGTTTCCAACACTTCCTTGCACACCAAAATCACCTTGAATTCCAGTAACGCCTTGAACACCCTGCCCGCCAATAAAACCTTGAATACCCTGTGTTCCTTGTGCTTGCGCAAAACCAAAGCCCTGAATTCCTGCTAAACCTTGCGGCCCTGTTGATCCCTGAATACCCTGTGGGCCTTGAATAGTACCTGCGTTAATCCATGAATTTGTATTGACGCTCCACACATACAAATCACCTGTGTCAGTAACAATGTAAGCATCACCAGGATTACCTGTTGGGTGTGCGGCAATTAACGCGGCATAAGTTGGATAAGAACCAAGAATAGTAACGCTTGTGCCTGATGCGCCTTGAATACCTTGCGACCCAACAGGGCCAGGTGTTACAACAATGACATTGGGAGTTCCAACAGGGTTTGGATTGTTCAAGAAGTTATTTGGGTTGTATGTCATCTTGTCACCTCTGCGTTTACATTTAATTCACCTTGAACAATACGGGTTTTTACACCAGTAGGTGATGTTATCTCTAAATCATAATAATACGGGCCTGCAATTATTGCCGCCGTTTGTGCCGCTGTTGCTCTCACCGCAAGAGTTCCAGTAGGCCCATCAATTGTAATACCACTTGTCTCTGTAAGCGTTAAAACTGCATAAGGATCATTAGGTAGCGAGCGCAACTGCATACGGGCTGTGTAGCCTGTAATGTCCACCGCGCTTAATGCGTCTCCACCCTGCAAGTACAAACCTGATGCGGGATTTTCTACTGTGAACTGTGTTGCGGTGCGTGTAGCAATTGTTGCGTTACCTAAGTTGTATTGGCTAGGCAAAATGCCTTGAATAAAAACTGTTTGCCCTGCACTAAATCCGTTTTCTGCGGTGAATGTAATAGATACACCATTGCCCACGACATTTGTAATAACCGCAGGCTGTGTGTACAAGAAATTGCGATACCAGTCAGCGCCTTGATCAATTATTGTGTTGTAATTGTCAGCCATTACGCTCCTTGTGCCACCTCAGAATTTACGCTAATCATAGCGCTTCTACATGCTGAACAATGTGTAAATGATTTAGGCATTGGCAAGCCGCACTTAGGGCAATGATTAGCAATAGCGTTAAAGTAATTACTGACTGTAACTTTTCCTAATAGATCGCTAAAACCCTGAACCATTGCATCAATGCGGTCAGGTGAATTTGGTTCATCAACAGTCCAGGTACACATCTGATCTTCTAACTCTGCAAACTCCCCAATGTGGTGAATACGCCCCTGCTCATACATAGCCGCTACTGGCTCTGCTCTAAGTTTCTTACCCACATGCGCTCGCACTTCTCTAATTGGCAATGTAGGCCGTACTTGTTTTAGCACTGCGCCCACCATGTCACCGCCCTGGTTTACTTCAACCAATACCGCATCTGCCTTGTATGAGTCAAAGAGTTCTACTGCCTTTGTAGCCCACTGCAACGGTGATCCTCTAAATGAGTAATCTCCCATTACATAACCTTGCCCATCTGCGGTAGATCCAACTACAACAATGCCTGTTTCATCTGACTTCTCACTGTTAGTTACGGCAGGATCAACGCTTACAACAATGCGCGCCATAGTTGGGGCTGTTGCAATGCGTGTGCGGTCAATTAAGCCTCTAGTCCATAACGCGCCTTCAACATCATCAAGAATTTCTCCATAGAGTTCTTGCCTACCCAATCGTGTGCCGTTATAGCGCGCCTGTAACTCCATCAATGCGCTAGGGGCTAGATTTGCCGCGTTATCAAATGTAGATCCCCTAGTAATTACTACTGACCCATCTGTACGCCCTGCAAGCATGCGAATTAGGGCTGTGGATCGCGGTGTAGTAGTAACGATTACACGCGGTTTCTTTCCCAGGCGTAAGCCAAACTGCAATTGATCCCAGGCATCTTGATAACGCCATGCACCTAACTCATCACACCAAGCCCCATGATGTTGCGGGCCACGGAAACGCTCAGGGTTATCTGCGCTAAATAACTTTATGCGGCTTCCGTTTTTGAGCAAGATCTCGCCAATAGAACGGTTGTAATTCTGAAGCATTTGATAGCGCTGTAAGACTGCAACAATGCCTGACTCACCCTCTGCACATGTATCTCTAGCATCTGAGAAGGTAGGAGCAACTACTGCCCACCTGGTAGCAGGTTGAACAATTGCTTGCCACGCTATTTCTTCTGCGCCTAATCTTGTTTTGCCAAATCCACGGCCTGCCATTGCAAGCCAAATGTTCCAATCACCTTCAGGCGGTAGTTGTTCCTTCCGCGCCAATTTGTTCTTCCATACCCAGCGGCTCGCCTTGATCCGTGAGTTCTGTGATGGTTGCAATGCCTCCAATTGTTGAGGCTTCAATAATTCTTGCGACTCGTTCAACTTCTCTGTCCAAGTCTGATCCGTCATAAGTAACCACCTCTGCTTGTACCTTCAATGGTGCATCTAAGCCCAATAACTTTGCGCGCTTATCAATTACGCGTAAAACAAAATCTGCCGCTCTAAGATTGCCAGCCACGGCAGGTTGCCAATAGGTACGCTGAAGATTGTCTAAGCGATCTAGTTCCAGTTCACGGTGTTCTTCTATCGCCGCAACAGGGTGACGCATAAGAGCGCGTTTGTAAGCCTTAACCACTCCTGCAATGCTCATGTCCACCATAACGGCTATCTCACGCCACACATAACCTTCATGGCGCAACTCAATTATGGTTGTTTCTTTTTCTACTAATTCTTGCGTAATTTCTACCATAATGTGTTTATGTTATTACAATAAAAATTCCTGCGCAAACTCAGGCAAATTGTTTTGTACATAATCAATACGCGCTTTGGCTATCTCGCAATACTCCGCAGACTGCTCAATGCCAATAAACTCAAAACCTTCTAATACAGCACCCTTGCCAGTTGAACCTGAACCCATAAACGGGTCAAGCACAATGCCGTTGGGCGGTGTCACCAGGCGAACCAGGTATTGCATCAGCGTTGTTGGTTTTACCGTTGGATGGTGGTTGGCTGAAGGTGTGGTTGTAAATCTTTCTAAACCTTTTGAAGGCTCACCCGTTCCATTTTTTGTTGCCATAAATACTTTTCTTTTAACCTCAAACCCCTCAAGCCCCTCGTTCCTGTCACGCTTGCTTGCCTTCGCGCAGTAAAAGAATCGGGCGGCGCTGCCACTGTCACCGTAACCAGGATCACCCGCTTCATATTCACCCGCTGGCACATTTGTCACATCGCCCATTGATTTCTTGCCAATGCGCCCACCCGTTGATTTGCCAGTATCAGGAAACAACGCCACAACCTCATCACTGCCATCGTGAATGAAGTTGGCGGGGAAGCGGCCTATTTGGTCGGGTGATTTGTAATCTGCTTTCAATCCCGTTTTCATAACTTCGCCAGGCGATTTTGCGCTATTACCTAACATCAAATCTGTTCCAACCCGCGACCCATCAATGTTCAACCCGCCAGTGCCATAGGTCAATACATTATTAGCCACAGTTCCCTCTAGCGGTTTTCGCGCTAATACCATTGGTTCATGAGCAGGTTTTAGGGCAGTTCCCCAACCTTCCCATTGTTTTGCTTCGTTAGATAATTCTAAAACTTCGCGTTCAACAACATTAGTTTCTCTACCAGCATGCATTGACCCGCCTTGCATACCAATGTCAATTTTTTCAGTTCCAATTACTTCGCCTTGAAATCCTGTGGCTTTATCAATTCCTTTTCCAATGTTGTGTGACTTGGGAAACCCTGAGCCATACACCCACATAATCTGATCGCGGATTTCAAACCCTGCATCTTCAATAGCAACAGCCATGCGGTGATAAGTGCGAGAACCTGAGAAAGCAATAAGGTGTCCGCCTGGTTTAAGAACGCGTAATGCTTGTTGCCACACTTCTACATTAAAAGCAATGCCAGTGCTATCCCATGATTTACCCATAAAACCTAATTCATAAGGAGGATCTGTAACTATTGCATCAATACTATTCTCTGCCATTTCTTTCATGGCTTGTATGCAATCTGCGTTAATAATTTTCATTTTGCCTCCTTAGCGAACAAAACCCACACTCATCAGAATGTGGGTTGTGTCCAGCACTCAATCCCCACGGTGGGGATCAGTACGCGTAACTTATCTAACTCCTAGCGACATTGCAACTACTGCAATAAACAAACTTAGGACAATAAAAAGGATTACCCCGTCATAAGGTGTGTTGTTCATGGTTTACCAGTCCTTACAAGATTAAGACGAGCATCAAGCAAATCATCTAATTGTTCTGTAAGCATTTCTTTTTTGCGCCAATCCATGCGGTTGCCAAATTCATCTGTTTTCAGCATGGCGTAAACATGACTCAGACATTCATCTATCTGAGCCACGGTTACTTCTTCTTCAATG